CCTGGCGTCCTACAAGGACCTCCACCTGGATCTCAAGGGCCTGGCCGCGGCAGAGACGAATTTCATCGAGGTCATCCGCCACTTCTTCGCGGTCGAGCGCACCCTCCACGATGCCGAGGCCAAGCAGCGCGTGAAGGAAGAGCAGGACTTCGCGGTCGGAAAGCACGATAATCTGTTCTGAGGCCTGAGATGGAATACAAAGACCAGACGATCCTGCCGGAAGAAGATGAGGGGCTGCACCTGGATTTCGTCCAGAAGCAGATCCTCAAGCACCCGGTCGTGAAGGCTCACCACGGCAAGTGGAAAGAGCTCATCGAGTGGGAGAACGGCAACCAGTTCTCCTATTGGGAAGAGCAGGTCGCCCAGATGGTACCCGTCGAGCTCAAGCGGCGGAAGAAGCGCGTCGTCATCAACCTCATGAAGCCGCTGGCGGAGACGATCGAGGGCAAACTCAACATGCAGGTCCAGTACGAGGGGGTTCCGAACTCCTCGGAGCTGAAAGACATCCAGGGGGCCCAGGTCGCGACGAAGTTCCTCGCTCATAACGATTACCTCAACGATGTCGAGGCCCTCAACGAGGACCTGAAATACGACCTCGTCCGGACCGGGAACGCCTTCAAGAAATGGACCTGGGAGACCGACCGCTACGGCTACGTCAAGAGCGCCAAGAACGGCCGCGACCAGGAAGAGGGCGAGCTCGTCGGTTGCGTGCCCTCGGTCTTCAACATCCGCGTCGATCCCGTCGCGAAGAGGATGGAGGACGCCCGCTGGCTCATCGAGATCGGCGAGGTCACGGAAGATGCGATTTGCGCCGCTTTCGGGATCGAGCCGGCCGACATCAAGGCCACCCAGGAGGCCCGGGCCCCCTCCCTCGGGACGTCCGACCAGCTCAAGTACCGGGGCATGAACGAGAAACTCAACGAGAAGGACCCCGAAGAGAAGACGCACATCATGGCCTGGTATTGGGAGCGGACGAGCAAGAATTTCCCAAGCGGCCGGCACATCATCTCGATCCCGGGCATGGTCCTCTGGGCCAAGGAGAACCATTGTCTCGGCGAGATCCCGTTCTTCCACTACGGCTACAAGCGCTACGGGAGCTCGATCTGGCACACCGGCCCGCTCCACCACGTCCAGGACATCCAGCGGGACTTCAACCGCATGATCTCGATCATCAGCGAGCACGTCGAGGGCTGGCGGGCGAAGATGGCGATCGACAAGAACCAGGCCATGAAGAAGGGCGCGTTCACGATCGACAGTTTCGAACTCCTCGAGATCGACATGTCGAAGGGCGTCCCGATCCCGATCCAGACGCCGCCTCTCTCCCAGGAGGTCCTCAAGCACCGCGACTTCCTCATCGGGGCGAAGGACATGGTCTCCAACGTCCATGAGGTCTCCTACTCCCAGCTCCCGCAGTACGCCACGCGCGCGCCGGCCAGCCTGTACGCGCAGATGGTCGAGCAGGAGAACCTCAAGATCGACCCGATGGTCCGCCGGTTCAACCGGACCGTGAAGAAAGAGGCGACCTTCCGGCTCAAGATGATGGGCGAATACTACAAGAACGAGCGGATGGTCAAGATCATCGGCGTCAACGAGCGGTCCTCGATCGAGTATTGGGCCGGCTCCAAGATGGAGGGGAACTACGACGTCAAGCTCGTCATCGGCGTCTCCATCCATCAGTCCAAGACCATCCAACAGCGGATGCTCCTGGATCTCAAACAGGCCGGGGCCCCGATCGAGTGGAACACCATCTTCAAGCTCATCTGGGAGGGTGACGTTTCGGAGAAGATCCGGGGCGACATCGCCGACGAGCGCCGGGCGAGCCGGGAGAACCAGGCCTTCCTCGAGGGGACCTGGCAAAAGGACTTCAAGGACGGCGGCGTCCAGATCATGCTCACCGACGCCCATGAGGTCCACCTGGACAGCCACACGAAGCTGACGAAGATGGAAGAGGCCCAGCAGTGGGACGAGGACACCTGGGCCGGCATGAACGAGCACATCTTCGCGCACTTCACGCTCATGAAGTTCCTGCTCCAGCGAACCGCGGCCCAGCAATCGACGACGCAGGGCGCGCTCGCCGGGGCCGGAGCGGCCGGAGCGGGGGAAGAGGAAACGGGACAAGCGGCGGTAGCCGATGAAACCCAGGCCGTCGAAGACGGTCTGCCTTTTTAATTTAACCAGGAGGAACAAGGTATCATGACGGACCAAAAAGACCAAGGCCAGACCGAAAAGGTCGACGGCCAGTCTGAGAAAACTCTCGGCCTGGACGAACAATTCGACAAAGGCTGGGAGGAAGTAGAACTGCTCACGCAGCAGGAACAGGCGGCCAAGGCCAAGCCCGCGGAGGAAGCCAAGGCCGAGACGAAGAAAGAGGCCGGGGCCGACACCGCCAAGCCCTTCAAGGTGCTCAAGGTCGGTGGCAAGGATGTCCCGGTCCAGACGGAGGACGAGCTTGTAGCTCTGGCTCAGAAAGGCTACGACTACACCCGGAAAACGCAGCAACTCGCGGACGACCGCAGGAGCGCGGAGGGCGAGATCAAGACCAAGGCCGAAGGGCTCGAATCCAAGGCCGAGCAGATGAACAAGTTGCTCGACAGGATGGTCGAACTCAACCTCATTCCGGCGAAGTTGGCCGAGACCAAGAAAGCCGCCGCCGTCGAAGCAGGCGAGGAAGCAGAGGCCGCGGGAGAGACGAGCGAGGAAGACGTCGAGGCCCTCAAGAGATTCGGCATCGACCCCGCCAACGCTTACCCGTACGAAAAGAACATGGCCCGCAGCCTCGCCGCGCTCGAGCGCTTCGTTCAGGAGAGCAAACTGAAGGATGCGCAGGCGGTCGTCGACAAGGCGATCGCGGAGGAACGGGACAACTTCCCGTTCGACGACGTCACGAACGACAAAGGCGAGAACCTCACCCAGAACCAGATCACGTCGATCGTGGTCAGAAAGAGGGAGCAATCCGGAATTGCGAAGCCTCCGATAGACCAGATCGCGACCTGGGCCCGGGAAGCCGTCAGAGAACTTCACGACCTCCAGCGGAAGTCCACCGCCGACGCCATCAGCGACGACATGGACCCCGCGGAGTTCGCGAAGAAGTATCCGAAGCTCGCGAGCAGCCTCAAGGGCAACGGATCGTCTGCCGGCGCCGAGGATACGGCGAAGACGAAACTTCCGCCGTCGGTCAAGCCCGCCCCGCGGGCCTCGGACCTGACGCGGAAGAAGGCCGACGCCGGAGAACGCAAGTCGCTCGAGGCACTTCTCGACGAAGGCTTTTCCGATCCAGACATAGTCAAGGCTCTCACCGGAGGATAATCCATGTCAGTCGCACAACTCTCCACGACCGGGCTCAACAAGCTCTTTCTCGAGTTCATCAAGCCCGGCCTGGAGATCGCTCTCTACGAGAACACGACCGTCTACGATCGGTTCAAGACCAACGTGGAGGACGTGAAGGGCAAATACGGCATCACCAAGGTCCTCACCGCCACGCCGAAGTCCTTCCGAGCGTCCAACACGTCGACCTTCCCCACGGCCGACCAGGGCTACTACCAGGAGTTCGTCTACTACATGAAGCGCGGCGCCTACGGCACGCTTCAGTTCGACGGCCTGGCCATCGCCTGCGGCAAGGGGACCGGCGCGGTCAAAGAACTGGTCAAGGCGGAGATCGACGCCCTCATGCTCTATGTCCCCTCGAAGCTCAACAAGCAGTTCTGGGGGGACGGCTCGGGGCGTCTGGCCATCACCTCGGCCGCCGCGGCCGCATCCACGACCGTCTACGTCGACGGCGACTCGACCAACTGGGGCCGGTTCGGCATCGACTCCAACGAGTACACGAACCCGTCTCAGTACCTTTTCGAGGGCATGACCGTAGACGTCTACACGTCCGCGGGCGTCCTCGAGGCTTCCGACGTCGAGATCTCCTCGATCTCGCTCGGCGGAGCGGGCACGGACACGCTCACCATGGCTTCGGCCGTGACGGTGTCCGACAACGCCCTCCTCTTCGACCACAACACCTACGTCGCCGCGGAGGCCGGCGGAACGGGCGTTCCGATGGGCCTCTACGGAATCTGCGAGAGCGCCAATCCCTACATCGGGATCACGGCCTCGAGCGCGTTCCAGGGCATCAACCGGACCTCGAACGCCTGGGCCACCGCCCAGATGTTCAACATGGGCACGGCCATCGGCTCCCCCGCCGTCATCACCGAGCAGCAGATGCTCAAGACCATCCAGAAGGTCGAGCGCTACGGCGCGGTCGAGGTCATCATGACCAACGACTCGATCTGGCGGGCCCTCTACACCATCCTCAAGGCCGACAAGACCATGCCCAACGACCCCGGGTTCTGGGGCGGTCTGACCGGGATGAAGTTCTACGCGGGCAAGTCCAAGGCCATTCCCATCGTCTACGACGAGGACGCCCCGGACGGACGCGTGTACTTCTGGGGCAAGGACGCCGTGCAGATCACGGCGCCGGATCGCATGGGCCTGGATTGGGTTCCCGGCGAAAGCGGGAACATCCTCACCCGGGTCCAGGGCAAGGACGAATGGGCGGCCAACATGCGCTGGTACTACAACATGACCGCCAAGCGGCCGCGGGGCATCGGCGTCCTGCGGTACGTCAAGCACGCGAGCGCATAAGGAGACCACCATGTTCGAGTCAGCCGATCAAATCATCGACAAACTCAAGGTTGGTTCGCTCATCGGGAAGGTCCTCCTGAGTGCGACCGACGCCGAGACGATCGATCCCGCGGGGTATCTGATCGTCAACATCACCCAGGCCGGGGCCGCGGAAACGCGCGGCCTGGCCAATGGGGTTGAAGGGCAGGTCCTCATCATGATCTGCTCCGTCTACGCGGCCGATGTCGTCGTCACCCCGAGCGCACTCGCGGGCACGTCGATCACGTTCAACGCCGCGGGAGACACCTGGGTCGGCGTTTTCTTCTCCGGAGAGTGGCACACGATCGCCACGGCTATCATCACGGGAGATGGTGGCGCGGTCGTCGCCTAAGTCCAGAGGCGAATAGAATGGACACCAGGGGCCGGTACGGTCATCCTAGAGCCGGCCGGCCCCTTTTTTCTCTAGCGCATTAGGAGAGCGCAAAAAATGGGTATGCTCAAGGGAAATCAAATCAGCGGTTTTCTTCAGACCTCCCAGAGGG